TTGGTTTCGCTGATTCACTAATAAATAAATTGAAAGGGAACTAATCATGGAAGTAACCGATTTTCTTGAAATAGTAATACTTTGCTTGTCATTATTAATAGTCATTCCTATACTTATGGTTATTTGGATTGATTGGGAACGAATTGATTCTAAAAGAAGAAACAGATGGAAGCAAAGAACGGAATAATAATAGATGGAGTACTGCATGAGATGACTAGTGAAAATGTCCCATGCAACCAATGCTCACTGTTGCGCATTTGCAGTAAGTCAGAAAAGGAAGAATATGCCATCTGTCTTTGTGCTTTGATGAACTGTGATGGTTTTGTTAACCGTGGAAAAGTAAAAATAGAGAAGGAGGAATAACTATGACCGAAGAACTTGTAACACTAGAGACTGCGAAGCTGCTGAAAGAGAAAGGCTTTAATGAGTATTGCAAATATATCATTAACGATAAAGGCTTGACGATGGAAATCATAATCCGAACTAGTAATTTACCTAAAGCATACTATTCTCGTCCAATGCAATCCATCGTCCAGAAGTGGCTACGTGAAACCAAAAACATTCATATATGTGTATATAACTGTGCTTGTGGCTATGGATACGAAATATCTAAGGCTGACAATGGGACTCATATAGCCAGTTCTACTTATAAAGGAACAAACGACGGAGGGGGATGGGATACCTACGAGGAAGCACTTGAAGCAGGGATTAAAGAATGTTTAAAACTTATATGATTATGAGCAAACTATATAAAGTAACTATTTTCGGGGAGTCATTCCTAATCGGGTGGTTCCCTTTCGCTTCACACTGGTACAACAAGCTAAAGATAATCAAATGATAGTACGTCATTTTATAAGAGTTCCGGTTGGAAGTACTGTCTATTGCGACAATCAGCCGGTTAAAATACTAGAGAAAGGATATGCCCTTGCTCTATGTGATGCCAATGGGAAACGGGTATATATCACCTGCTATGATTTGGAAAAGAAACCATTCGTGCAGACGAATGGGGAAGAATGAAAAAGAGCCAACCCACGCACGACCATGAATCAGCTCTTCCTTACACGATTATGATACAAATATACTATTTTCTTTTAAATTAATCGTGTTATGGTGAAGGAATTTTCAGCAATATCAGAATTAAAATCTATAAGAGAACAAAAATCAAGGCTTTCTGAAAGAGAACAAGAATTAGTTAAACCTATTTTGTCTGATTTAAATATTATACCTATAATATTTAAGTGGTATTGTGAAATCGTTGGGAATTGTGGATTATCTCAAAGGAGGGCTAGCTCTTGTTTCCGGCAAAAGTTTATATTTATAATTCTGTTTCTGTATTCGCCTAGTACATTGGCTGGTGGTAAAATAGTAAAGGGAATCCGGGATATACTTGCTCGTATTTTAGGGTTTAAATCTCCTACTGGAATTTCTAATCTTTACGTCAATGTCATGTTTAACTATAACAATTATAAAGATTATCGAACAGATATAAATTATCTTTACACCGAAATAATAAATAGATTAAAAATTAAAGGACTAATCAATTAATGGGATTTGAAAAAACAGGTTGGCTTCTATTAAATTGTGACCTAATTACTAATGTCACATATAAAAAATGAAGATATTTTGTTATCTTTGGTTGTAGTAGTACCTTTGGACGAATAGCAGTAGTTCAAAGGTATTTTTTATATATGGCAGCACCTAAGGGAAATCAATTTTGGAAATTACATAGTAAACATGGCCGAGATACGTTGTTTTCTACACCTGATTTGATGTGGGAGGCTGCTTGTGAATATTTTCAATGGTGTGACGATAACCCTTGGCGTGTTGTTAAAAATAAGACTAAAGGGAAAATCAAAGAAAAAGAGGATAGCCCAACTCAACGACCGTATACATTATCTGGGTTTCTGTTCTATATAGGAGCGAATAATGGATATTGGAGTGAGTTTAAATCAAGCCAAAAATATGAAGCATTTTCCGAAGTCGTATCACGCATAGAAAATATAATCGAAACTCAGCAGCTTGAAGGAGCTATTGTAGGAGCGTTTAATCCTAGTATTATAGCTCGTAAATTAGGACTTGCAGAGAAGCAAGATAGTACAATCAAACTGAAAGGGAGCATCCCTGTCATTGAGTTCTTGAAAAATGGAGGGGTCAAAAGATGAGTTTGTTTGGTATTATATCACAAAGTAAGTATGCTCCTTTATATGAGAACACTGATAAGTTTATTACTATTGTAACTGGGGGAAGAGGAAGCGGGAAGAGCTATAATATTTCTACATTTTTAGAGAGACTGTCTTTTGAAAGTGGCCATAAAATATTATTCTCCCGTTATACGATGGTTTCGGCTTCCATGTCTATTATTCCGGAATTTCAAGAAAAAGCAGAGTTAGATCTTGCACCGGAATATTTTGATGTCACTAAGGTCGATATAACCAATACCTATTCTGGCAGTGTTATTATGTTTCGCGGGATAAGAACTTCATCAGGCGTCCAAACTGCTAAACTAAAGTCAATTCAAGGTCTTACAACCTTTGTATGCGATGAAGCAGAAGAGTGGACAAGCGAGGAAGATTTTGAAAAGATTATGTTGTCTATTCGACAAAAAGGCATTCAGAACCGAATCATTATAATTATGAACCCATGTGATAGCAATCATTGGGTGTATAGGCGATTCATTGAGAAAACTCACAAGCTGGTAGAGATTGACGGTGTGCAGGTCCAAATCTCTACTCATCCGAATGTACTTCATATCCATACTACGTATTTTGATAACTTGGATAACCTTTCTCCTGAGTTCCTTAAAGAGGTCGAGGATATGAAGGTAAATAATCCGGAGAAATATGCCCATGTGGTTATCGGTCGCTGGGCTGACGTGGCGGAGGGAGCTGTGTTCAAAAAATGGGGCATCGTGGACGAGTTTCCACAATGGTGCAAAAAGGTGGCTCTTGCTTCCGATTGGGGATTT